TCTTAGACTTAACCCTCTTAGACTTAACCCTCTTAGACTTACCTCTCTTAGACTTAACCCTCTTAGACTTACCTCTCTTAACTCGCTTACCTCTCTTCTTAGACTTACTTTTTGATTTAAGATACTCTGAAAAAGGTATTCCATCTTCATAATCAAGAAATTCTAAAGAAACCATATATTAATAGTTTATATTAATAATCTATTAATTCATCGTCTAAAGTTTCTTCATCTGGGAACTCATGTATTACAACGTTCTGTTTTAGAAATTCAAAGTATTCATTAAAATCATCTCTGAATAAATCTAATCCATAATAATTATTAATTTCTTTAAATTCATTAAATAACTCACTGATTTCTTCTAAATATTTAAGATCAAATAAATCTTCTTCGGTTTGACTCATATCACTCAGTTTACTCATATCACTCAGTTTACTCATATCACTCATTTCTGATATTTATCATACATTAAATTAATAAAATCCTTTTTAAACGTGTTGTAATCTGTGACAACATCTAAATCTGATTTCATATTTATCCATTCATATGACTTGTAAGCCATATCGTCTACAATATCTTTTACTTTCATGTCTTCTTCGTATTTAATAGGTGTATTTAGCCATTTCTCTTTAGTAATTTTTAATCGTGTAATTGGCACAAGATTATATTCCATAATAAAGATATGGATTAAATATAATTTATTTATAAACGTAAACTATAGTATGTCTACTTTAACAAAAGATGAATTAATGAATATTATAAATGGGCGGACAGATGAACAACTTTTGCAGCCGGTTGCCGATCGTGTAAGGTCACCTTTAATGAGATATATTGAAACAATTACAAAGGTCTATTTACGTACGCACCACCCTGGAACATCTATAACTTCTTTGGATTCCGAAACCGTAGGGAGTTTATTATTAGGATGGAAAGAATTCCATGATACATATGGCTCTCCAACTGATATGAATGATATTATAGGGAGAGGTGTTGCAAATAATTATCCCATGCGCACAATTGGTTTGCCAAGGGCGGCATGGGGTGTATCAGGGCAGATGATGAATGAGATATTAATATGGAACCGCCAACACCGCGATAAAATAACGGGAATATTAGAGCACGAAGCGCTTGTAAAAGCAAAACAACGATTGGCAATTATGACAGCTGACACTGAAACTGACACTGATAATGGGTTACTGGACCTGGATCCGGAACTTGTTCGCAAAATACTTGATTTAGTGACAGAGAGTAAAATAACTCCGGCTATTGCCGGTGCCGGAGCGGTAGCCGGAGTCGGAGCCCCCCAGCATGCGGGGTCCAAACAATCTAAGAAGAGATCTAAGAGATCTAAGAGATCTAAGAGATCTAAGAGATCTAAGAGATCTAAGAGATCTAAGAGATCTAAGAGATCTAAGAGATCTAAGAGATCTAAGAGATCTAAGAAGAGATAAATCCTTTAATCGTATTTTTAATCTCACCTTGATCTTTCTCCGTATCAATACTTAAATGAGGATGATCGGATGATAACCATTCAAAATTATTTAATTCAGATAAATGCGTTCTGGAGGAAAGATGATCCTCATAATCAAGTGGATATACTTCTCTAATTCTTTTCCCTTGTAGTTCATCTGAAACATTCAACTGAATAATTTTAAATCCGTTTTTGACGAGTGCCTCGTATTCATTTTGATATCTTAAATCATCAACTAAACAAAATTCTTTATTTTCACATTGATTGATAACATAGTTGATCCAGACTTCAGAATCAATCTCTCTCATCTTCTGACCTAAAGATATCAATAAAGGTCTATCTTTGCAAAAAGGATTCATACCAAATAAGTCTGTGGCGCATTGTTTTACTTTTTTACCGAAAGAAAAGATTTCAAATCTCGGTTCTAATTCACATAAATAATTACAAAGCGTAGTTTTACCCGAACACATCTTACCCGTGACAGCGATTCTCATAGTTTAGATTAAATTATGAAACTAATTTTAAATATATATATTTTTTGAAAAAATATATATTTAATATATATATATATAAATGAGTGGCGAGTTATATAAAAGAGCAGGACGCGGTGGTAAATCTAAAAGAGTTCGTCAAAAAGGAGGATTACGTGTAACTAATATTATAACAGAAGAAAATAAACGTGATTTTGTTGGTAGAGTAGTAAGAGTTGTTCCATTACCATGGATGCCTAGAAGTTTATTCGATGAAAATGGCATGTATTATGTTAGAGATACATTACATAATATAGGACCCGAAGACCTAGAATACCCAGAGGGGGAGGGGGAGTTATGGGATGGGAGTTTTCCTAAAGCTGGAACAATAATAGAAATGCCAGAAGAACACGAAGAAGAACATTATCAATACATGGATACCCCTAGAAATGTAGGATTATTAAACGTATCATACCGATCTGAAAACCCCCTTGGGGATTATGAATTATTATATAGAATCCCATTATCTTTAACAACCTTTAAAAACCAACTTGATAATTATCAATATATGGATGTGCACCCCAGCGTGCCGCGCTTAAATTATGTAATTGAATTAATAACACCTGAAAGAGATTTATTAAGTGGAATAAATATCGTAGAAAGACTCAAACAACATCGTTCGGATAGAGAAGCATTTAAAATATTTGCAAAATCAAGGGAATTTAGAAAATTTCCATTAGATATGAAAGAACATATATTATCAAGTATGAATGTAGGATACAACCCCTCAGGTCAGGCCGCGCCCGTAGTAGCACCCGAAGCAGCGCCCGTAGTAGCACCCGAAGCAGCGCCCGTAGTAGCACCCGAAGCAGCGCCCGTAGTAGCACCCGAAGCAGCGGGTCTTAAATCTAAAAAGAGGCGTTCTAAAAAGAGGCGTTCTAAAAAGAGGCGTTCTAAAAAGAGGCGTTCTAAAAAGAGGCGTTCTTAAATGTTATTTATTTTTCCCAATTTTTAAATTTATTCTATTTAAAAATTTGATTAACTATTAAATGTATCAACCACAACAAACTAAAATGCGCGTCCTCAAAAGAAACGGTCAATATGAAGAGGTCTCCTTTGATAAAATTCTTAATCGTATTAAGTCTTTATCACAAGGTTCAGAATTCAATCTTAAATTAAGTATTGATGAAACATTAATCGCTCAAAAAGTTGTTCAGGAAATTTATGATGGCGTTAAAACCACCGAATTAGATGAATTATCCAGTCAGATATCTATTGCTATGTATAGTAAAAATCCAGAATTTAAAATCCTCGCATCAAGGATCGTCGTATCAAATCATCACAAGAACACCAAGGATACTTTTTCGGAAAAGATAGAAGAATTATATAATTATCATTCAAATGGGCAACACAAGCCACTAATCGCGGAGTACATGTATCAATTAGTAATTCAAAATAGGGTAGAGATTGATAGCGTGATAGATTATCAGAAAGATTATGATTTTGATTTCTTCGGATTCAAGACTCTTGAGAAAAGTTATCTTTACAAAACCGATGGTAAAATCGTAGAAAGACCTCAGGACATGCTAATGAGAGTTTCCTTATCTATTCATCGCGACAATCTAAAAGAAGCATTCGTCAATTACGATTTAATGAGTAAACATTATTTTACTCACGCGACACCCACTCTCTATAATGCTGGATCTAATAGGGAACAGTTCGCGAGTTGTTTTCTCCTAACTATGAAAGAGGATTCAATCTCAGGTATTTATGATACTCTGAAAGATTGTGCTCTTATCTCTAAGCATGCTGGTGGTATCGGATTAAGTATTCATGATATTCGGGCAAAGGATTCACATATCGCCGGCACGAATGGTGTATCAAATGGCCTAGTTCCAATGTTACGAGTATTCAATGATACGGCACGCTACGTTGATCAGGGTGGAGGCAAGCGAAATGGCTCCTTCGCGATGTATTTAGAACCCTGGCACGCGGATGTCTTTGATTTCCTAGAACTTAAGAAAAATCACGGCAACGAATTAGAAAGAGCAAGAGATCTATTCTATGCTCTATGGATTCCAGACTTATTTATGGAACGAGTATTATCAGATGGCGACTGGTCTCTATTATGTCCTCACGAATGCCCAGGATTAAGTGATACTTGGGGTAAAGAATTTAATAAACTATACAATAAATATGTTAAGGAAGGAAAACACCGAAAAACGATTAAGGCTCGCGAATTATGGCAAGCGATTTTAACTTCGCAGACAGAAGTCGGTACTCCGTATCTCTTATACAAGGATGCTTGTAATCGGAAATCTAATCAGCAAAATCTCGGCACGATTAAATCATCCAATCTATGCACCGAGATTGTTGAATTTACATCGGCTGAAGAAACCGCCGTATGTAATCTCGCCTCAATCTCTCTCAAGAAATTTGTAAAATATAAAGAAACTAACGATATGAAATTCGTAGTTTATAGTAAACCAGATTGTGTCTATTGTGAATTAGCAAAGGGTTTATTAAATAAAAGAAATATTAATTACGAAACAAAAGATTATAAGGAACTAACCGGTATTTCGGGTGAATATCCTCTGAAAGTTAAATTTCCTCAGATTTATCAAACCGATAATCATCATAATCATCATATCGGTGGGTACATGGAACTTTATGAACATCTGAAACCTGAATATGATTTCAAATGTCTTCAGTCTATAGCTGAACGCCTAACTAAGAATCTTAATAATATTATTGATTATAATTATTACCCGACTAAGGAAACCAAAACATCTAATCTTAGACATCGCCCAATTGGTATCGGTGTTCAAGGATTAGCAAATGTATATTTTGAATTCGGTTATGCGTTTGATTCTCAGGAAGCCAAAGATCTCAATGAAAATATATTTGAATGTATTTATTATGGATCACTAAAAGCATCCATGGAAATCTCTAAAGAAAGAGAAGAAAATATGAAAAAATATAAACAATATATGTTCTCCTATTCGGATGAATTAAGTATTCTTAAAAAGAAACTTGATCCTATCTTACCTGAGGAACTTGATAGGGAAGAATATCTTGGTTCTTATAGTAGTTTCATCGGTTCACCCGTATATAATGGTAAATTACAATTTGATCTATGGCAAACTAATGTCACAGATATTAATCATGATTGGTCTTCATTGAGAGAAGATATTAAGCGATATGGTATCCGGAACAGTCTCCTTGTCGCCCCCATGCCGACAGCCTCAACCGCTCAGATTCTAGGGAATTATGAATGTTTCGAGCCTATCCTATCTAATATTTACACGAGGCGTGTCTTATCGGGGGAATATATGGTTATGAATGATTATTTAGTAGAAGATTTAATTTCCTTAGGTATTTGGTCACCCGATCTAAAAGATAAAATTATTGCGAACGATGGTTCAGTGCTAAATATTCCAGAAATTCCAGAT